TCCGAGGAGTCCTCCCCGGTCTTTTCGCCATTAATATCGGCCACAATACGGTCTGCTTCTTCCAGCTGTTGCTGGACTGCCTTTGGCAATGCCATTTCTATCTCCTTTAGCTCCGACTCTCACGTACGCTCCGCTCTTAACGGTCTGCGCAGGCTCGAATAACGGTCTGCTACTACGGTTTAAATACTAACCTTTACGATTAGCGCTTAGTTTAGTGACTAACTCATTTGAGTTTTTGATATGGGCGAGTAAGTCCGCCAATATCCCGGCTTCACCTTGTAGCCGATAAATATGTTCTTGTTGTATAGTTCCTACAAGTTGTTCGAGGGTTCCGTTTCGGCTGTCCCTCAGCCATTCAACTAGTGGACCAAATTCTTCTGCTTGTAACCGTTGAAAACAACGAGCTACTCGCTCATCGAGTCTTTGCATTACTTACTTGCAGAGACCTTCAGTTTTTGCGGATTCTTGAGCGTACTCTTTACCGCTGCGCATGCCTAAAGCATCATTGTCGCCATCAGAACCACCTGCGCCCTGAGTAGCAGCACCTTTGCTCATGCCGTCGGTCTTTGCAGACTCTTGGGCATATTCAGCACCGCGCTTTTCCATTGGGGAAATAGCTTTCATAAAAACTCCTTTTTGTCATCAGACAACTGTCTGACTTAGTTACTATTTACAACGTATATACTAAATTGTCAAGTCTTTTACTGCGAAAACCTATTTACTACTGGTGAACCATCCATCAAATTCTGACCGCCCGGTGCCGCTGGGGGTGTTCCGCCTGCCTGAGCCTGCCCGTTTTGCTGAGCCATTTCTTGCGCCATCATAGCTTGCTGCTGCTGGGCAGCTTGTGCAGCTTTAGCTTTCATAACCTCGACCGAAGGAACAATCTTATCTACGTTCATGTCAAGAGTCATGGCTGTCTGGCGTAGCAATTCTGCAATACCTTCCATACCGACAACCTGTTGAGCCGCTGGGCTATTTAGGGCAAGACCTAAGAATTCATTACGACGCTGTTGAGCAGTCTCTTTTTCCATGATTGAAGATGCGCCACGGGCAACAATATCTACATCGCCCTTTAGATCCGGATCGTCAGAGTAGCGCATATTGTAGTAATACAAACGGTCAATACACGGCTTAATAACGTGCTCATCAATATTTGAGATGACCTGTTTAATCGATTTACCAGCATTGGTCATGAGCATACTCATACCAGAAGCAGTTCTACCTGCCCCACCTGCGGGCGCACCGCCAGTCATATAGCGTGGGATACCTGTGTACTCATCAGCTAAAATTGCGAATTTTTCATAAACCGCCATCAATTCATTTGCTTGTGAGTTTGGCTGATAGAAAGAAACTGGGGTCTGATTTGCACCTAATGGGTCAGCTGTAACTTGCCAAACCTTCCAGGGGTACAACTGAGTAATATTTTCACCTTCAGGCAAGCGATCTATGTTGTAGACAACTTGAGGCCCAGATGCCAAAGACATGTTATTAACAAGACTACGAGCAGCAGCGTTGCATACATCTTGAACGTCTCGACAGAGGTCGGCGACAGAGTTACCCCAAAAAGCCCCTGGGACTTCCTCATACGAAGTTTTGTAATATGGCTTACGACCGAGCGGATCGGGGTTAATAACGGCTTTGATAATCCACGTACCAATAAGCCATGCTTCAATAGGATACTCCGCCATAGGGTCGGGAACCTCTTCAGGAGACATTCCCCAATCAATGAGTAAACGGCCTTGCACTGAACCCCAAAATTGTAACGCATCAATTAACTCCGATGGGTTTTGGCCTGCAGCAGTTGTAGACTTGCCTTCTGCTGTTGCTCTAGTAAGGTCAACATAGATCCATTCGCGTAAGCCACCTTTTCCATAAGCTTCAAGAACTTGGCGTATGGCTCCATCACTATAGCCGTCAACTCCAATAAGTTCGTGGAGGTCAGCCCTTGATAATTTGTGTCTTTCAATTAAATATCCGTCATTAATCGTTGAGGCATCAGGCGCAGGGTATAAGTTAAATGGACTTACTCGCTCCCACTCTAATGCTAAAGTTTTTTGAACTTGCAAATCATAGCCACCATTTGGTAACTTAACCCATTTTAACTCAGGACGGTTACGAACAACAGGGCCCTTAAGAACTGCAGATGGGAATGTGACTAAGTCATCAATAAACTGAGCAAATGCTGTAGTCCACTGACCTTCAATCATCTGCTGATGCATTTTCTTTTCCATGCGCTTGGCAGTCTCTTCTGCAATCTCACCAAGCTGGCGGTATGCAGCGTCTTTAAGATCAAGCAGCATCTGACGTACTTCGACATCAGTGGGGTTCATCCCTGAACGCAACATCATCTCTAACTGCTGCTGAGCACGCATCATCAAGTCTTGGAGAATATCTGGTTCCATATCTGGAATCGGACTTGGGCGCAAGCTCCATGGTTTTTCTTCAGGAGTCGACATAACAACATCGCGCAGCCAGCTTGAAGCCGCACGGCACTTGTTTGAAGTCAACATCATGTAAATCGTTGAGCTGCCCTGCTCGCGTAGCTGAGCTAACTTGTCCGGATCATACTGACCACGGCGTTGGCGCACGGCTTTTAGCATTTGCTGTTCGACTGTGTACTCTTTTGCCATACGAGCGTACATCCACTTCTGCTTGATATACGCAGCAAGGTTTTGTACTACTGGGCTAGAGTTTGCAGTGACGGCTGCAGCACGCTCCTCTTCTTGGAGCTGCTTAATCGATTTGATTGGTACGATACCACCCACGGTCGTGTAACCGGGAGCAGTCGCGTTTGTGATATTCAACGCAGCATCCATAGACTATTTCGAAATGTCAATACTTGCTTTATAAGTTATAAACCATTGATCTGTCAAGCCCTAGTCCCAAATAAATGTAGTTTTTTCTACAACTTTGGCTTTTCTGGTTAACACACCACCTGTAATGTTGCCGTCTGCATGCAAACATGCGTACTGAAATGCGTCTGCAATGTGAGAGTAACTGTTTTTCTCCGGCTTGTCATCAGTATCGCCGTTATTTTTTATTTTATACCTATATCCGCCTCTTAGGGCATTTATTAGCTCTCGACAGCTCGGATCGATCAACATTGCTGATTTTCCATCAACAATACGGGTAAGTAGGGCATCAACTGCAGAAAGACGAGCCACAACACTGTTTGATCTTGCTGGAATTACCCTAAATCCCTCTGCTTTTAGGATATCAAACACACTTCTTTCGTCTGTTTGAGCCCTCTGTTGACCTGCTGGATCACCAATAATTAGCACTGGCATCCCGGGAAACTTGTTTGATAACAAGGGTTTAAGCTTCTCCCGCACAAATCGTAAGGTCCCCATTCCGTCAGATACTAAATTTGCATAAGTCAAAAATCTTCCCTGCGGATCAACCTGCGATATCGTGCAGGCGGGGGTTAAACCGAAGTCCATTCCAATTACTAATGGGTTTGTAGACAATTTTATGTAGTTTAACTCTTTTTGAGCCACATGAATATCACGATCGAAAGCCCTAAACACAGGCTGTCCGGATAGCGATTTACCAAACTGCGCGTTGATATATACATCAATCCAGTCTTCTGCTTTACCCTCTGCCAAATTCTCATAGTATCCGTCCGGTAGGAATTCCAGCCAATCTGCCTCTTGCGACAAACCGCTAGGTTGAAAAAAACATTCTGCATTGGCTGGTGGCTCAGAAAGATATGTTTCCCAAAAGGTATCCATATCCGGTGGGTTTGTCATTCCCCAGATGTGAGCATTAGAATCGCCGTTGTCATCGACACAGCCCACGCTGTTGTCCAACTTACTAGGGAAACGACCAAGACGGCCTTGAAGCGCGTTAAAGATGTCCGGGTTAATTTCTCGAAACTCATCCAGTATGCCAAAGCTAGCCTGTAAAGACAGTAAGCGCCTAACGTCATTAGAGTCATCGAGACCGCGAAAAAGAATTTCACACTCAACATCGTCAAACCTCAGAATAAATTTATATTCGGACTTGAGATATGTCCCCGCCTGGCCGTCCGGATACCAGCGTAGTACATCAGGAATCGACGTGTCTCGCAGCTGCTCTCGTGTGTTACGTACCCAGATCGCTCGACTTCTGCGGATTCCGTCTTTACATTTGGCCATTTTCTTGGCGTGATATGCAATTTTCATGATCCCAGCCGTGGTTTTTGTACTACCCACTGGCCCCACAATCAATGAAATAAAGGCATCTGAGGTCAAAAACCCCTTAACCGACTCTGGCGGTGTGTACTGTAAATTACTCATTATCCTCAAACGCCGGTTTGGCTTTTAGGTTTAATTTCGGGGGTTCGAATTCCACCTTTTCAACAGGTTCTACATCAATTACCTGCTTTTTCTGGCTGTCTTGCAAATTTATGGTTATAGAGAACCCTGGGCCACTAGCAACTTGTGCACTAGCCTTTGGCTCCATGTCTCCAAGTTTAGCACCAAGTTTTATAAACTCAAGCTTCTGCAGTAGCGTCGCATCATTTGACCGTGCAATCTTATACGCATCCTCGAATACATCTTCGGTCAGCGCCTTGGCCTTTATACGGAACGTAACCCCATTCTGCTCAAGCTCCGCCTTCTGTTTAGCAACAGCGTCATTAAACGGCTTCCATGACTGCAGTGATTTCCAGCGGATGCTCTCAAATCCATAACGTGACGCAACCTCCTCGGGATCTTCCATCCCGATCGCCATGGCCAGGATCATCTCCTGGGGTATATCAAGCGCCGGTGGCAGCTGTGTCGGTAGTAGTTCTTCGTCCATCGAGGTAGTCAACTAAGGCTTGGCGGATTATTTCAGATACGGTAGTGTGGCGCTTTTCTGCTACAACTTTGAGTTCTTCCATAATCTTCTCAGGTAAGAAAAAGTTATGTCGCTTCATTTTTTAACCACTTTCTTCGCTACCTTTTTTGCCGCTGGCTTTGCGATTGCCCTACGCTCTTCTTTTTTGGGTCGAGCAGGCTTAGCTTGTTCTACGGGTTTTGCTACTGGGGTTTGGGCTTTAGGACGGAAATAGTCCATTAGTTTTTTCATTGCTTCGGTTACCATGTTTTCTCCTTTGGTTTTTGTGAATCATACATCATGTGTGGCTGTTGTCAATACTATTTTTAGACTTCTTTTTTGATTTGGGTTTTTTGGAGTGGTGTTCAGCGTAGTGATGCTTTCTATGGCAATTTGCACACAATACGATACATTTCTCTCGGATCTCTTTTATTGCTTGCCCAATCATGCCATCGTGAACTAGTTTAAAAACCTTTTTGTTTGAGGGGTCTCTAACTACGTGATGAAAGTCTAACGCCGCTGGATGGTTTTCTGAACAATTGGTGCACTGCAATGTTTTCTTAAAGGCAAGCCATTCTTTACGAAGCCGTTTTCTTCTTGCTTTTACAGCATCTTTAACCTTTTGCTTATGGTTCTCATAATGCCGACGCTGGGCTTCTAACCTTCTTGGGTCATTCGGATCTTTGTATGGCATGGCGTGAATGTAATGGGTTGTATGTAGATTGTCAACATAGGGAAAACCCTTAGGGGTGGGTGTCGATTTGGTGGGCTACTAGCTGTGGATAAGAAAGCCGAAAAAGTTTCCACTTGCCACATCCTCGATTGTCGGCTTAACCACCCGTGTGTAGTGTACTTGAGTGTTGTGCAGATGCAACAGTGAGGTGTGAGTAACATATTTGTTACGTTAAATACCTTTAGGTAATGTTTATATTACACAACTGTGTCTGTATAACGTGTGTATAGTCATATTTTTACCGGGCGCATTACGTCCAATACGTAAGCATAGCCCCCGCCCCCCACCCCCTCTGGTCAGGGGGGTGTCCCCTTAGCCCTCTGCCTATGGTGTAGGTCGAGGGGTTTAGCCCTCTGCCTATATCGCAGAATATCGCTACGGGTTGGTCTATACCTGAGAATCCTTTAGACTATGGCGGGTAGTTTTCCCGTATGCTGAAGCGTTGAGTCATCTGATACTCAGTAGGCATACACTTGGAAGGACGAAACCATTGGGTAGGTATAAGGTGACGCTTAAGACTGATACGCAAGTATCGAGCCATCACGCCCAGCGAAGGAGAGTGACCCCCGTAAAAGGTAGGGCTCTCGGTGCGAAAACAAAGTTAGCACAAGCAGGGTTATGAGGAGATTCCTAGCCCTGACTGCAAAGGTATTAGGTCAAACCTTGATACCCCATAACAGTCAGGGTTTTTCCCCCTCGCAAGAGGGGTTTTTATCAAGTGCTTTAGTAATAGAGTGCTTGATTCTGACTAACTAACTTAGGAGATTTAATCATGGCTCTACTTAACGCCAAAGACCTCGAATCAAAAATTGCAACAATCGGTAAAACTGCTGGTGAGTTGCAGTCTGAGATTCAAATCGCCGCTGTAAATGCAATCGGCTACTCTATCGAGCATGGTGATATTCGCTACGGGCAAAAGTTGTTTGATGTCTTGCCTAGTGGTATCCGTCGTGCTAGTTTGGTGGCTTTCCTTGAAAAGCATGGCAATTTCTGTTATCTCAAAGATGACAAAAAGTTTGCGTTTTACAAGGCTCAAGATTCCTACGATGAAGTTGCTTTATTGGCTACTTCGTGGGCTTCCGCTAAGGCTGAGAACATCACATCTGAGTATGATGTGCAGAAGATGTTTGATAGCCTCATGAAACGCATTGAGTCCGCTATCAAGAAATCTGGTGATGGCTCGGTCAAGGTTCTCAATTCACCCCTGTATGACTACCTACAAGAAGCACAAGACCGCTTCAATGTTGAAAAGGCTTTCGTTCAACCCGAACAAAAAGTAGCGTAATCTTGCACCCTGCACCCCCCTTGGGGGGTGCTCATCAAATCCACAACATTCATCGGAGTTATCTTATGAGTTATGCCCTTCAATGTGTCCAATGGAATCGTGCAACCCCATACAAAAGTGCGTATGCACCCCAAACCTACGGTAGTCGTAAGCCAGAGGCTAGGTCGCCATCATCGGTTTCAATCTACAAACCCAACGCATCGGGTGCATTAGAACTTGTAGTCCGTGTCAGCATTAAATGAGTAATGTGTGTCCAATGTAGTCATGTTCGGGGTAATTATCCAATTTGAGGGTTTAAAAAAACGGATAATTACAACGGATAATTACAAACCCTTATAAATCAATATCCTAGAAGGGTAATTATCCAATTATCCAATTATCCGAAAAAAAACAATATATAGAGAATAATAGAAATGCTCTTATGGTCATGTGTGCGTGTGCGAATATATATCTCGTAATGGAATATACGGGGGGTGTTTTCGGAAAAAAACGCATTTTGGATAATTGTAATTAAATCAATGACTTCGGGTAATCCGTTTTAATTATCCGCTTTATATCCATCGAATAAACTACATAAAACCCATTCAATCCATCACATTTTTTGAGGTTCACCTATCATGCCAGACCACGACGCATTCGAAATAAAACGCAAATTATTTATCAAATCCACTAAACCCAAATTTTCTATGCAGTATGGAATTCTACTTTTAGCAGTTGCCGTCATCTATTTTGGCGGTCATGTTTTGTATTATTTATACACACATTAAATCCACGGGAGGCATCAAATGAATCGAGCAGACTTCATCAGGGCATTACAAGCAAGACTTATTCCCCAACCACAAAAACCAATTCTATTACTTTGGAAAGGCAGGGTAGTTAAATGAATTACTTGTGTACAGTTTGTTACGGAGGTCATGTTGACCCAGAGCGGGCGAAAGTCCTAATTAAAAACAACCAACCCATTACCTGTCTTGAGCATGGTGATGAACTAGCCAAGCAAAAGGCTAAGATGTATACAGTTGCACCAATGCATAAATCTAACTATATGCTGATAACCAATCGTGAGGATCTCAAAGGTCTGAACAATAAGGGAGGGCTAATTAAATGAATATTTGTGAAGACGGCTATGCTGGAAACCATGATCCAAAACAAAGAAGTGAGTTTGGGAAGATAACCATAGCAGATTTGCTTGAAGCATTACAAGGTATCCCACTTGAAACCGAAATCGTTATATCCCATGACGATAGAAAATATAACATTCAAGGTGTGTATTACGAGTCCAGCGAATTCGATGTTTCCAAAAACAATGCACCCGTAGAACTTGAGATTGGAGTGTGGCGAAATGAGTAAAGTAGACGAATCAAGTTGGGTGACGCTATCCATTACATTCACACCTGATGACATCATGGAAATTGAAGATGCTATTGCCGATTTGCATTTACATTGGGATGCTATTAGGACAAAGTCAGGTATCTTGGAACACATCGTTGAGCAATATAAATCTAAGTACACCGAGAAAATGGGCATACTCAGAAAGCATGAAGAACTACACGCAACCATGAAACAAGAATATTCACACCTATGGGTAAAGACATGATTACTTACACGGCTACTAGATTAAGAGAGTGTTGGGCTATCAGACCTAAAGGCAGATGTGGCACTTGTGGGTGGATCGGTAATGTGCCATGGACAGTCAAGTATGTAAAACGATTACCCATAGGGATGGAGGTGGAAGAATGAACATAATGAAACGCATTAAACGCAAGGCAAAGTCCACTATTGGCAAACGCTGTAAGACATTCGAGTGGCATTGTATCGTATGCGAGACTTACAAATTCAAAGATACACACGGCAGATTCCCACATACATTCGATGAGATATGGGATTGGGCACAACCATTCAGGAAACAAGCAGACCTTGAAGAAGACTACGGGGTGGATACTGGTAGACCTAGGTAACTATCCATAAAGTAGGGGAACTAAACGCAGACCAACCCTACACCCCACCAATACATTAAATCATACAACCACGGAGAACTTATGACTGAACTTGAACCAGACCTGCAGCAGCAGATTGAAACTATACACCCTGAACTAGCCGAGCAACATGAAGAGGCTGAGATTGGGGTATTCCCAACGCTTAAAGACCGAGTCAATGTTCTTACCCGCTTGAAACTACTAGGCATCCGAGAAGTAAGAGTCGAGTTTAGTGGAGGGGGCGACGACGGGTCGATCAACAATGTAGAGTGTGTATCCGCAGACAATAGCACCATAAGTATTGAGGATGAACGCATCGAAGGATGGGTGACAGAAGGACATCAGACTCACGACGGCAAATGGACATCTGAGATTGTGCGTAAGGACATGGAACTTAGAGACTTACTCGAAGGGATGTGCAACGACGCATTGGAGATATCGAACTTAGATTGGTATAACAACGAGGGAGGTCAGGGGCATTTGATCATAGACTTTTCCGAATCGCCACCCAATATCAGGCTTGAAGTGGGTATCAACACAATGCATACAGACGATCATATGTTTAATCTATAAGGAGAAATCATGCATCCATGCCACCATGCATTAACAAGTGTAAAGATGTGGGGCGGTAAACCCGAAGACTATACACAGATACACGATTGGTTTGACGCAACCAAGGAACAATTCGCTGACGCTAGGCATCGGGCTTTGAGGCATCACAGTCAGGGTATATTCGAATGTGAGCGAGTATTTGGTACAACCATAACCAACTCAGATGGGAAGCTAGTACCCGTGCGGTACATCGGAGAGCAACATATCAAAGAGGATTGTGGGGGTAGAATCCCTACTGTAGCTGACTGGTTTAGAAACATAAAGATGGAGGTGTGGATGAATCGAGGATATAAGATTGAGCCTGAAACAGTATGACCAAGTACATAGCATCCATCGTATCGGTAGTATCCCTAGGTTTTCTTTTTGGGTATTTGCTACATATAATTAGGAAAGACTTGAAAGGATTAGATCGTGGCAACACATTACAAGGGAAAACCAATCGAAGGAATACTAAGCGAACTCGCACACGCAGAGGAAATATTCGATCAGGTCGATCCTGATTCATTAGACCATCAGATGTTTGCTAAGTTGTGTAGAGGTTATGCGTATATTGCTATATCAAAAGCTAAATTAACTGCATTACAACGGGAGGATACTAAATCATGAATACATGGGATGTGGTACTTTGGTCGCTTTTAGTAGCGACTTTTTTTACGGCTTTAGCCATCGTGCTGACAGGGGCTAATTGGTTCTTTGTTATGAGTTTAATAGTTACCACGGCATGCATAACATACTTTTTGGGGGAAGCATGACAACATTTACAACCGAAGATCGGATCATGGCACAGGTAATTAATCCAATACAAGATCCAGCTCACATGAAGATAGTAAACAAACTACAAATTGTTGTGAGACTTAAAACCAACTACGGCAGTCAAGTAATATATCCTACATGCGACAAGGCTAAATTGTTTGCTAAGCTTTTGAATCAAGAGACTCTCACCCCGCTAAACATTCGGGTAATAAAAGAGTTAGGCTATGAAGTAGTTGTTAAACCATCTGAACCGAGTAGGCTATGAACGATGCCATCTAAATATATACCGCAGTTTAAAGAAGAAGACGCACGAGCCACAACCAAGGCGAGAAGGTCTATGACTTTGGAAGAAATCGCCGATGTATTTGGCACAAGTCGTGAACGAATAAGGCAGATAGAACAGAATGCTCTTAGGAAGATTCGTGGCAGATTAAGAGCAAAGGGTATCGACAACCTTGACGATTACTTACCCGATTAGGGTAAGTCCTTACCCAATTAGGGTAAGTCCTACCTAGGGTTTTCCCTAGGTGTGAAGTGCAGTAGGGTATATACCATTGGTATATACCTTTTCTTTTTATCAATGTATTACTAACTTACTGAAAGGCATTATGAAATTCTCTGACATAAAACAATCCATCGTTGCTCAGTTCAACACAACTAATTCAGTTGTTCCCTATATTGAGGGTGCACCTGGGGGCGGTAAGTCTGCACTTGCCAAACTTATTGGTAAGGAGTTGGGCTTTGACCGAGTTGAGATGTTCTTTGCATCGTTGCGTGACCCCGTCGATTTGCTCGGCACACCGAACAATGATGGCGAGGTGACTACATGGAAACCACCTGAGGAGTTCCATGCACTACAAACTGGTCGCAATCTTTTAATTCTTGACGAACTCTCTGACGCTGTCACGCCGATGCAGAATGCACTTTGCGGTCTGATTCTCGAGCGGAGAAGCGGGCGGGTTCACCTATCACCGCAGACATACATCATCGCAACGGGCAACCGAACCAAAGACAAGTCGGGTGCAAACCGAATCGTGTCTAAATTGCGTGGTCGTGTCCGCACATTCGAATATGTCGAGAACATCGACGATTGGTCTGAGTGGGCTTTGATGAACGACATCGATCCCGTATTGATTCAGTTCTTGCGTTTTAGACCTGACTTACTCTCAGCGTTTGACCCCGATAAGATTTGCCCAACTCCTCGTAACTGGGAGCGTGTGAATCAGATTCCTACTGACTTGTCCACCGAAATCTATTTTGGTAATGTGGCTGGCGATGTGGGCGAGGGTGCGGCGGCTGAGTACACGGGTTTTCGTCGTATCTATGAAAACTTACCGAATGTCGATGGCATCTTGATGAATCCAAGCAAAGCGGAAGTTCCCAAAGATCCCGCAGTTCTGTATGCCTTGACTGGTGCGTTAGCACATAAAACATCTAAGGATAACTTTGACAGAGTCTCCGAGTATATCGACAGACTTACCCCTGAGTTCCAAGTTATGTGCGTCTCGGATGCCATGAAGTTAAAGCCTGAAATCAAAACAACCAAAGCGTTTGTGAATTGGGCGGTTAAAAACTCGAATGTAATGATATGAACGACGAGAAACTAGCCGAAAAAGTAGCTTACCGTATGGAAGGTAAAAAACAATATGAAGTATTAAGTAGGGAATTTGTTTACTACGCACGAACGGTTTGGGCTACGAGTAAAGATGAAGCAGAGCAAATCTGTGAGAATGAAAATGATTGGGGCGAAGTAACGGATCGCTCTGATTTTATGATTGATGAAACAGAGGAGGTATAAATATGTTTTGGAATTGTAGAGTTGTAGTTGTGCATGAACCTGAAGATGCAACCGATGAACCACTAATGGAAGTATGCGAAGTCTTCTACAACGAGAAGAATGAACCATGCGGATATAGTGAAACATCAGCAATGAGCGAAACTCTTGAAGGCTTAACTGAGCACCTAGAGCGTATGAAAGATGCTTTGGCTCTACCCGTGTTAAGGCAGTCTGACTTTGTCGGGCGGTTTGAAGATGAGGAGTTGCACTAATGGGATGCGACATTCACATGATGGTCGAGAAGAAAATCAAGACCGAAAAACACGGAGAGGTATGGGCGACAGTCAATTCATTGGGTGCAGTATTTCCTGATGGTTTGTCTCGTGCTTCTAAATTTAAAAGTGATACACCATTTGGTTACTACTATCGTGCCGAGGACAGAGACTACAAGTTCTTTGCTGACTTAGCGTGTGTTCGAGGTGAAGGTGAATATCAGGAGAGAGGTTTACCCGATGATGTATCACTAGTTTTCTTGAACTGCGTAGAGTCGTGGGGTATTGACGGACATTCTCATTCTTACCTATATGCTGACGAGTTTATTCCCCTGTATGTTAAGCACAAGTTTACACAAAACGAAAAGGCTGAACATGCGGTGAATAGAATTGAAGGCATAAGTAGTGTAGAAACTTTCCACTTAATTATGGAGAAGCATTTCAACATAACGACGCGGGAAGAAGATAATCCACGAGATTATCGATTTGTATTTTTCTTTGACAACTAACTAACTTACGGAGGACTTATGGCTAAAGTAGAGCCAAAAATTATTACAGACAAGTACGAAATAATGCGTAAGAACACACCAGCATTTGCTTCATGTGAGATTACATGGGACACAAGCAAGCTGACCAAGATTACTAAAAATCGTGTGATCAATGCACTTAATTCAGGGTCAATTAACTTTCGTTGTGGTGATGCGGCGAGTATGTATCACGAAGTTCGTAAACGATTTGAGATACCTGAGTTTACTTTGACTAAGCCCAAACCATATAAGGGCTATGTTCAAAATGGCTACCTAAATTGGGAGTTTGCTACGGATAGACTTATGCTTGCTCTTGACCGAGTGTATAAGGCTGAACGGGCTATTCAGCGTATGGAAAGTCAACACGGATTGCCTTGGTACTTAGAGGGAGAAGATCTAAAACAACAGGATAGAGAATATTTTTACTTTGAAAATAATCACGACCTGACCGAGGTTGAAGAAGCAATTGCTGAAATCGTGGGCAGTCCTGAAGTTCGGGACAAGCGGGAACAAGCAATACATTTTATAGAATCAGGCGGTAAATTTACATTCACATGGAGGTAATGATGCAGATAACTAAACTATCTGAGAAGGCAATGTTGGTCAAGTTGACCATGCGTAGGGCAAACCTAACCAAACGGGATACCTATGCGGAGAATATGATTCAGCAACAATTAGATGACACAAGTTTGATCGTGAACTCGAAGTTGTTTAGGGACAAGGCAAATCCGATTAACAAGATTATGTCAGCGGCGAATGAGGTTTACTCTGAGCACAAGCGACGCACCTTGAGTTGGGCAGACAAAGGTCCTAGGGTTTTACCTAATAGTCAGTACATGGAATACACGCAGATAATGAGGGATAAGATTTCTCAAGTGGATACTATGATGCAAACTTACTTACCCAATTACGATACCTTTGTACAACAAGACATTGCGTATCGTAGCAAAGCACCCAATGCTAGGGCTAAGACTGACGACTATCCAACAGTCAATGAGTTCCAAGCAAAGATGGGATTTGATTTGAAGTTTATGCCCATGCCAGATAAACGGCACTTCCTGTTTGACTTATCTGAGGATGATGAGAAAGCGTTTGACGAACTGATGAATGATGTACAGGTAGCCACACGCAACGAGACTATCGAGAAGATGCTAGATCCACTTGCCAAGTTGGTGGATAAGTTGAACACACCGATTGGTGCAGATGGTGCGATATTCCGTGACTCAGCAGTTGAGAACATCATCGAGGGTATTGACATAGCACGCAAGCTAACACTTGATGAAAGCCCCGAAGTCAAGCAATTGACCGACGAGTTGAACCGAGAGATCAGTAAGTATGCCGAGCATATGAACTGGTTGCGTGAGTCTCCGATCGTGCGTGAACAAGCGGCTAAGAAGTTAAGCGACATCGCATCTCAGATGAGTGCGTTCATGGGAGTACCAGCATGACAACATTAGAAGTTTGTTTAATAGTTTATGGCATAGCGTTAACTTCTTTTACAGTGCATTACTTTTTGAAGTTTAAGCACGCTATGTTTGTAGGACTTATGATGACTCGTTCACTCATGGGTGTAGCAGTAGGTAAAGTAGAAGTAAGTATTACGGCAGATGGAAATCTTAAAATCACTGACTTAGAGGATGAAAATGGCGAACCAAGTAAGCAAGATAGACAAAGCTAAAGCACAGATTGTTTTAGACCACCCGTTCTTTGCGAGTATCTTACTCAAGAAGCAACTCAAAGCGGACAACACTATCCCGACATTGCAAGTTGATGCACGGGGTAACATCTCATACAACGAGAAGTTCATTGAGGGTTTGACTGTTCCGCAAGTAGTATGGGGTTTGTGTCACGAGATCGGACACGTAATCGCTCAGCATGCGATGCGTCGTAAACATCGTGATGCATTCAAGTGGAACTACGCAGGCGATGCATGGATCAACGACATGCTAGATGATGCCCGTGTGGGTCAGCGTATCGAAGGCACAGTCGATATGCAAGGCAGTAAAGACAAAACCACCGAGGCTATTTACGATAGCCTCCCACCCGAACCACCGAAAGGTAAGAAGGGTCAGGGGCAAGGCGGTAGCGGTGATGGCGATGAGAGCGATGAGTGGGACAACGGCTTAGGCAACGACATCAAAGACGAGAATCTTACCGAGTCTGAGATGAAAGAGATCGAGGCAAATGCCAAGGTTGATATTGCACAAGCGGCTCAAGCAGCGAAAGCACGAGGCAAGTTAAGCGGTAAGCTGGCTGATATCGTAGCAGATATTATCAATGTCAAGACCCCATGGTATGAGATCCTCGAACGCTACATGACAAGCAAGACCAAGCAAGACTACACATGGACTAGACCTAATCGTAGATTCATCGGCTTGGATTTGTATCTCCCAAGTATGGGGACTGAGCCTTGCATGGGCGAGGTAGTCTTTCAGGTTGACATCTCAGGTTCAATTAGCAAACAGGAGATTGACTACGCTAACGGACATATATCTCGGATCATGAAGACATGCAATCCATCTAAGGTTCACGTTATCTACACCGATACCGAGGTTAAACATCATGAGATATTTGAACAAGGTCAGGAAGTTAAGATCTCGTTCTATTCGGGTGGTGGTACTCATATGCCAGCAGGCTTTGATTATTGTGTAGAACATAACATCGATCCTGAGGTGTTCGTGTGTTTGACTGACGGCTATACGGACTTTGGTGAGCAACCTGACTTCCCAGTTGTATGGTGTATCAGTTCAGATGTAGAAGCACCATTTGGTGAGAATGTCCATTTTGAAATGGAGAAACAATGAACGAAGATCCATTTGCTAACATACCATCACACCCAGATCCGCAGTTAATTATCAGCAAACTTATTACAAAAAACAATAATATAGTCAATGACTTATACCTTGAGAGAGCGAAGCATCATCAGCTAAGAGACTACATAGACTCCAAGGGATTATTCGAAGACTTTATTGCATGGAAAGTAGGTAGACGAATGGAGGGTAAAGATGATTAGTTTATTAACTGCTTTTTTCTTAGCACATGGTGATGCAAGTTGGTATTGGTGGGCATTTTGGGTAGTACTTGCATTCGTTGAGTTTATAAAATTTATAGAAACTAACTAACTAAAAGGAGAAGTAACATGGCATTTGTAGGCATATCAAAAGACTTTATGGAGCGGGTCAAAACTAAGATTAACAGCATGCACTTTGCAGAAACCAAGAGCCTAGGGGAGATTCCGACTATATCAATTACTGATCGTGAACCTTGGGTACTTAAATCATTATGGGGTGATCATACACATCTAGTAGATCAGATGCCTGAGAAATGGATGAACAAACTTGATGAAGTTAGGCTAAGAGTTGAGATCAACAATCCTGATCTTCTCGACAAAGCAGATAGAAATTTTAGCTTTAAAGTTAAACCCCCTTCAAAGATTGTCGCTCCTCCTAATTTCGATTGGTATCAAGAAAGTTCTGTTCCAGCAGACTGCCCTCAGATTGCGCCCATCGTAGAGTATGCGATTAAGTTCAAAGAAATCCAAGTGCGTTGGTCTAATGTTCTACGTGAAGTCACTGAGTTCTTGCAGGCATGTAAGTCAGCTAACGAAGCAGTGAAGCTATGGCCTGACATCAAGATGTACTTTGACCAGCATGACATTGATCGTCTTGAAATAAAGGTCGCACGTAGCGGGGCTGCCGAATCTGAAGCGGCTAAGAAGCTGGCCACATTAGATACAACTAGCTTAACAAGTGCGGCGGTAATCGCCCGGATGTCGGGAGCTACAGTCTAAATGCAATACAAGTATTTAATTCATGACGAAGAAGGAGAACATATGCGTTGGGTATGTACCAAAGCTGAAGCAGAAGAAATCGTATCTGTACGGGAGGGGTGGGGGTTTACCTATCATCAACCTCCGTCAGCCAAAAACCCTGAGTTTGAGGAGGCACCATTTTGAAAGACGATACACAAACCCGCCTGACCCGCATAGAGTCTAGGCTTGTTCAAATCATGCTACACCTAGGCATGGATCCTTATAGAAAGATGTACGAAGCAGATGCTAACCAACCACATAATCCAGACCCAACAAGTTTTAGCTTTGATTCACAAAGCGGAGGCAGTCAACAAGCGGTTAAAAGACGACCACCTCCAATCCTTGATTAGTTCATGTGTATCTATTTTAGTCTTACACCTAAGAAATCCGTCCCCAAGAGTTACGCTTCAGCAGTTGCGGATTATAAATAGGTTGCGTGAACAAGTGGAAGCTGATAATATACACACCTCATTACAACAGGAGATATAACAATGAGTACATGGGAAGCAACAAATAAACTAGAAACACTAGTTTATAAAGTATCAAATGCCGCAGATGTATTAGAGATAATTGCGGTTGAAGCGGAAGACCCTATATCAGGGGCTCTTTGGTGTGTACGAGACACTTTAAAATCTTTGGCCACGGAGTATGAACGTGAAGTAGAAGAACTTTATCGACTATCTTCACAAGAAAAAAAAGCTGAGAAACCAAAGAAGGGAAAGAAATGATTACAGTAAAAAAGTGTGTAGAACATAAAGATGGTTCAGCCACGGCTACATTTCATTTTGACAAAGAAGACCATGCAGTAATCTTGCGCCATGGTTTAGTAGCCTTACTTACACTTGGGGTTAAGATGTACAAACCCAAACTAAACAAAAAAGCAGTTAAAATAACCAAAAGAGCAAAGTGAATTTTGTTAAATGGTCAGGAACAATCTTATGTTTGGTAGGCATTGGCTTTACGAGCTTCAATATATACCCGATAAACATTTTCCTCAGTTTGATTGGTAGCGGATTATGGACATACGCTGGCTATAAACAGTCTGACTTTGCTTTATTTTTGGTAGAACTGGTTGCAGTTCTTTTTTATTTAGTAGGCGCAATTACTTGGGCATTGAAATGATTGATTACGCAGAATATGCATTAAAAATTAAAAAATTAGAAAAAGAAATTCATAACTTAGTTTTAAAACGAAAATATAAAGAAGCAGAATTATTGGCAACTGAGTTAGTAGTTGAAGCAAGGCAAATGCGAATATGGCTAGTTCATACACAGGAGATTATTAATGAGTCGAATAGTAACGTTAGACTTTGAGACTTATTACGACAAAGAATATAGCCTTAAGAAATTAACCACCGAAGCTTATATAAGAGACGATCGGTTTGAGGTTATCGGTGTCGCAGTTAAAGTTGATGACTACCCCACGGATTGGTTTAGTGGGTCTATGGAAGAAACAAAAAAGTGGCTCAGTGCTTTAAACTGGAAAGACTACTATTTGCTATGCCATCACACGGCATTTGACGGGGCGATTCTTAACTGGCATTTTGGTATTAAACCAAAGTTCTATTTAGATACCTTGTCCATGTCAAGGCCGATTACTGGATTGTCAGTTGGTGGCTCCCTGGCAGCGCTAGCTAAGTTCTACAACATCGGGCAAAAAGGTACAGAAGTTATTGATGCACTTGGGAAGAGGCGCGCGGACTTCTCCGAGTTAGATCTTTTACAGTACGGTGTTTACTGTAAAAACGATACGGAACTTACATACAAGCTATTTAACCTTCTAAAGGCTGACATACCCCGCAAAGAGCTTTATGTCATTGATTTGATGCTTAGGATGTTTACTGACCCCGTATTGGAGCTTAGTACGGAAAGCCTAGAACTACATCTTGCTGCAGTGCAAAAGAAAAAAGACGTGCTCATGCAGAGAATCGACCAATCAATTGGGCGAGACGCACTTATGTCAAATCCTAAGTTTGCAGAGGTATTAAAGAAGTTAGGTGTAGAGCCACCCACAAAAGTTAGTTTACGCACAGGAAAGGAAGCATATGCGTTCGGTAAGACAGACACGGCGTTCAAAGCGCTTCTCGATCACGACGACGAAAGAGTTCAAGCTGTTGTGTCGGCACGGCTTGGAATCAAGAGTACTTTGGAAGAAACTAGAACGGCTTCGTTTATCGGAATCTCGCAAAGGGGTGCGCTCCCAATCATGCTTAATTACTATGGGGCACACACTGGTCGTGCTTCAGGCGGAGACAAGATCAATCTACAAAATCTACCACGGGGAGGTGAATTACGTAAAAGTATTAGAGCACCCAAGGGGCACTTACTTGTTGCATCAGATTCAGCGCAGATTGAGGCCAGGGTGGTTGCATGGCTGGCGGGCGAGACAGACCTTGTCCAAGACTTTAAACAGAACGTAGATATTTATTCTAAATTTGCATCGGAGGTATATGGTTACGCTATTAAAAAGGAAACGCATCCAACAGAAAGATTCGTCGGTAAAACCTGCATTTTGGGTCTCGGCTATGGCATGGGTGCGGACAAATTTAAGGGCACTCTTAAAATAGGTATGGCTGGTATGTCTGTAGACATCCCGTTATCTGAGGCTCAGCGTGTGGTTAAGTTGTATCGGGGTATGTATCCGTACATTGAAAAGCTATGGAAGCAGGGGCAAGAAGCACTAGAAGCCATGATTGCAGGGCACGAGTACGACCTTGGAGTGGCTGTAAAACTTAAGTGTAAAGACAATAAAATACACCTACCCAATGGTATGTTTGTCAGCTACCCTAATCTGCGTAAGGCGGGTAATGAGTTCTTATATGATTCACGATACGGCCCAAATAAGATATATGGCGGTAAAGTTATAGAGAACGTAGTACAAGCACTAGCCCGTATTGTTGTGTTTGATCAGATGGCTAAGATTGACCAAGAGTTTAGGAAGTTAGATACCAAATCCCGTCGCCATAAAGTTTGCTTAACTGTACATGACGAGATCGTGGCAGTTGTTCCTGAGGATTATGTAGAAGAAGCTCTACATTTCATGGGTGCAATGATGCTACAGACTCCATCGTGGTGTTCTGATTTACCCGTGTCTTTTGAAGCTGATTCAGGTGAGAGTTATGGGGATTGCAAATAATCTAAATAGGAGTAATATAGGCACACCACAAAAGGCAATTTGTGGCAATACTCATTGGAGAAAATATGGCACTTCCATCAGCTTGGACATTCTCAAGCTTAGAAAAGTTTGAGACCTGCCCCCGACAGTTTTACCATGTCAGGGTTAAACGAGATATAAAAGAACCCCCGACCGAAGCAACTAAGTGGGGCGAGCGTGTGCATCAAGCATTAGAACTTAGAGTCACGCAAGGATTTAAGTTACCCGAAGGTATGGAGCAGTGGGAAGGATTAGCTGCTAAGTTATCTGAAGTACCTGGAAAGAAGTTAGCTGAGCATAAGCTAGCCGTGAATGACAGTTTTGAAGCCTGCGAATGGACTGAGGCATGGAGCCGTGGTATTGCAGACTTGATAATTGTTGAGGGTAAGAAAGCAATTAACTTGGACTATAAAACAGGAAAGCGGAAACCAACGGAGCAGTTAGCGTTGTATGCAGGTTATACATTTGCACATTTTCCTGAAGTAGAAGAAGTTGAGACTGGGTTTGTTTGGCTCAAAGATAAAAAGATTGACAAAGAAAAATTTACTAGAGAAGACATACCCAAGATATGGCAGGAGTTTTTACCAAGGGTGATAAAATTAGAGTCAGCTTACGAGCGGGATTCTTGGCCTTGCAAGCCGTCAGGTTTATGTAAAGGCTGGTGTCCAGTAAAAACTTGTGACTATTACAAGGACAAGTGATACTATGGCACAAACCCCCGAAGGTAAAGTTAAAGACGCAATTAAGAAAGTCTTAGATACACACGGGTTTTGGCGGGCGGGCACTGCTCAACCTGCCACCGTAAAAGGATGGTATTACATGCCAGTATCAAACGGTATGGGTGTACATGGTATACCTGATTTTGTTTGTTGCTGGGATGGAAAGTTCTTTTGTATTGAAGCAAAAGCCTCAGGAGGCACTACAACGGCAAATCAAGAAGCAAGGCACAATGAAATACGTGCGGCTAAAGGATGGGTGTTAGTTGTTGATAATAAAGAAGTATTAGAGGAGTTTTTAAAAAATGCCCGACATAGTAGATAAAGCGAATGATTTGGTATCGCTCAGTGAAGAACTGGCTCTCAAAGAAATTCGTTCAATGAAACCCGAAGCCGTATATACAGGTGAATGCCTGTTGTGCGGTGAAGAACTTGAGCCACCTAAAAGATGGTGCGATGCAGAACATCGTGACCGTTGGGAACTTGAAAGGAAACGCAAATGAATAAAGGCGGACCAGCAAAAGCAGCTTACGATAAAGCATACAATGCTAAACCAGATCAGTTAAAGAAAAGAGCCACTCGCAATGCCGCTCGTCGTGAATTAATGGCTGACGGCAAAGTTAGTAAAGGTGATGGTAAAGATGTAGACCACAAAAAGCCACTCAAAAACGGAGGCACAAACGCTAAAGGTAACTTAAAAGTTACTAGCCAAACTGCTAACCGTGGATGGAGAAAAGGCAAAAGTGGCTACTCGGTTGATTAGAAGAATCAACACTACATATCTTGCTCGTATATTGGGTGTTGATTGTGTAGAAGAAACGTATTACCTAGGAGAAGACGCAGTAAAGTATGTCTGCACCACAGAAAATATTGAAGTATGTAACATGAAGTTTAGTGAAGATACACCATTAGAAGATCGCATAGCGGCAATGTTGGTGACTATAAGGATAGAACATGGCAACGATAGTGAAGGAAAAGGAGGCAGTACTCCTTAGGCTACGCAACCCTTCAAGGGTTACATCGGTCATATCGACCGCTAAGAAAATACTGCATAAAGGTCAGGAACTTGTAGCAGTTCCGCATAGACCTGACGAGGCTCGCATACTTAAAATGCTGGGCTATGAAACACCCGATCCCATGAAGCTACATTACAAGTGGCCTCCTGCGGGTGGTAGACATAATCCTTTTGCAGCGCAAATAGAGACAGCCAACTTCGTCACTATGCACAACAGATGTTTCATACTTAATAGTATGGGCACAGGTAAGACAGTCAGTTCTTTATGGGCTTATGACTATATGCGTAGTCGCAATCAAGTTAAAAAAGCATTGATCGTTTGTCCTTTGAGTACGATGGAGCGCACCTGGGCAGATGAAGTGTTTAAGACATTTCCCCACTTAGATGCCCAAGTGTTGTATGGCAGTCGTGAACGCAGACGTAAACTTCTTAAAGAGGATGCCCATCTTTACATTATAAATACCGATGGCTTAAAAACCATTGAAGAAGACCTTAAGAACCGCCCCGACATTGACTTATTAATTATTGACGAAGTTGCCATGTTCAGAAACGGTAGTACAAATCGTTGGAAAACCATGAACATAATAGCCAATAAACAGTGCGCCCGACGTATATGGGCTTTAACAGGAATGCCAACCCCTAATGCCCCAACAGACTCATGGGCACAATGTAAGTTAGTTAACCCCAACAGTACAACTGTACCAAGTTACTTTACAAAGGCACGAGATGCATTGATGCGGCAGATTAGCCCGTTCAAATGGGTGGCTAGGGATAATGCTAATGACATAGTAAAAGAATGGATGCAACCTGCAATTCGTTTTAGCCTTGAAGACTGTACAGATTTACCTGAACAAATTCATATGTCTAGACAAGTTGAAATGTCTGACGAGCAGAAAAAAGCATACAAAGAAATGTTTGGTAAGCTAAAGACTGAGTTTGATGGCGGTGAAATCTTGGCCGTTAATGAAGCAGTTAAAGCTAACAAGCTTGTACAGATTGCCTGTGGAGTTGCCTACGCTCAGGACGGTTCGAGCATAGTACTACCTTCTAATCAACGGCTTGAGGTTTTACAAGAAATCATTGAAGAATCAGAAGGCAAAGTCATTGTCTTTGTCCCACTTACGGCGGTTTTAGAGCATGTGGCTGAGTATTTGAGTCATCACTGGGAAGTAGCTATTGTCCACGGGGAGACTTCTAAAAACGACCGAGATGAGATATTTAGGGCATTTCAGCAGTCACCAAACCCACATGTGTTGGTAGCTAACCCTGGAACTATGAGCCACGGGTTAACCCTAACGCAAGCTACAACAGTTGTATGGTACGCACCAGTCCATAGTAACGACACTTATGAGCAGGCATGTGCTCGAGTAAGAAGGCCGGGTCAAACCCGAACAACAGTAATTGTGCATGTTGCTGGGTCAGAGATTGAACGTAGGATTTACGAACGATTAAAAACCAAACAAAAAATGCAAGGTTTGCTCTTAGACATGATGAAAGAAGTATAGGGTAAGTCCCTATATAACATACACACGTTTAAGAGTATAGTAGTAACTACAGGAGGTATTATGAAACTTAGTGACTTAGTAGCAAAGTACATCGAGCTTCGAGACAAGAAATATGAATTGAAGCATCAGTACGAATTTAAAGCATCAAAAATAGATGAAGTATTAGATAAGATAGAAGCAAAGCTCTTAGAGACATTTGATAGTGCTGGCATGGATTCATGTAAGACAGAATTTGGCACTGCTTATTCCTCAACGAGAAGTACTG